TGTCCCTGACAAGCCTTGTATGAAGGCTGTCCTCCCAAAGTAACTAATAGTGATCGCTGAGACAAAATGATGATTCTTACGATCTTCTTGAGTTCTGAAAATCTCTACAATAGCTTCTGCTGACATAACAATCTCCTGTTAGATTAGCAGCCGTCTTCTGACAATCTGAAAGCTAATTCTTCGTCTAGAATACGACCACCAGCAGTGGTATACTGTATTCTCAGTTGACTTACTGTACCAGCCGTACCACCACTCACCCACAAAAGAATTGTACGTTTTGCAGGGTATTCGTTACCTTGTGTGTCAGTGGTTGGTTGATTCGGTACAACACAACTCTCCACAACAATGGTTGCTGATGGGTCAAGGAAATACTGCACACCGGTGATGTCTTCGTCTACATCCCGAACGAATAGGTAATCCAGTTTTTCGTGAACATCTTTGTTGATGTACAGCATAAAAACTCCTTGTTAGATTTCGAACAAACCGTCTGGAGTGTTTACTCGGAACAGCGAGTTAGTAGATGAGCCAGATAACCCTGCACCTACGTTTAAATCTACGTAACCAATCAGTTGGTCAGTACCAGTCAAAGCACCACCGGCACGTTTCACCCAGTACAGGTATTTGGCGGTAATAGTGACAGGATCACCAAAACTAACGTTATCGCAATCCCACAGGATTTTATCTGCTGTACGTACAGAGGTTTTACCTGTTACGGTAGCAGGAGCGTAGTCAGCATCAGCGGTGATGTTAGCAGAGATGTCAGCGTATGTGCTATGAGTCAATGCTGGAGTATGTGCTTGAGTGACCAATACACCAACGATGGTGTCAGATACCCAGTTAATTTGATTGGCATTATCAGTCGTTAAAGCTTCTTTGCCAGTGTTCAGTAAAGTAAATGCGCCTACGGCCATGTTGTCTTCCTTTATTTTATGTAAAATGTTCTATTTTTAGATCCACCAACGAAGTATATTCGTGAAGTGTCTATTGGGTAAAAAACTGATTGAGACATTTCTAATGTCTTATAACCAAACGTGTATGTGTTTTTAACTACGTCTAAATCCAAACCAGTAGATAATGTTGGTTGTTTACTCAGTAATGTGATATTACGTTTGACAACGCTACCTTCAAACGGTAAATTAGTACCGGTTTCAAGTGCTAAAGTCTTCAGCTCAATATTCAAAGGCAGTTTAACTACATCACCTTCGAAGCGCACAGAGACACCTGATGACAAAGTTAACGATTTGAATGTAATCGGCACAGATGTCTTTATTAAAGACCCTTCAAAACTTATAGCGCTTCCAGACGACAGAGTTAACTGCTTACCTACCAAGGACAGTGATGTAAGTCCACAATCACTTGAATAACCGCCGGAGAACGTTTGGTTCTTGCTCTGTGAGGCAATGGTTGTTTTGGTTACACTACCGCTAAAACCTATAGAAGTGCCGGAGTCTAAGGTTAATTGCTTACCGACATATGTGTATGAAGTCTTAGCTGCATTATCTGAATAACCGGCATTGAATGTCAAGTTCTCATATGTTGGGTTGATGACAACTTTAGTTGAAGTTTCATCGAAACCGTTGTCATAAAAACTTGAAATCAAACCATTGAATACGGCTGTAGCAGCTAACTGTGTTTCAGTGTCTGTCTCATAATGTATCTTTTGATACAGAGGCCAAATCTGCACTTCATTTGGTGCAGTATTAGCACTTGTCTCCGCTATATCCGAAATCCACTGACGTACATTAGCGTAGCTTGTAAGATTCTCCCCTGAAGGGGCTACTAACAAACTATTTGCACCAGTCAATGTTTTCAGTTGGTCGATTACTGTATTGTATCTAGATTTAAAATCAGCTTCCGCTGTTTCTAATACTGAGTCGCCTTCACCTATCCAACTAGAGACTACCTCAACGTGTCCTGTGGCTGCTTCAGCATTATAGAATGTCAGCATTCGGTTATTTAGCGCTTGACTAGGTTGCCATTGAGCTAGCGATGTACCACCTGCTGCAACGCCAATAAACAGTACTGGACAATTGAGTGCTGCTGTGAGGTTGGTAGCCAGTAGTGGGAATATAGAACCGTTAACGGTATATGTATCAAATGGGTCAGCAGTGGCTGTTACTTGAGCATTAGTTTCGATGGTGCGTTTACGCCACCAACCTACTGGTCCAGTGTATGTCTGGGGGTTGTTAGCTCTACCTGAGTAGTTGGATTGACCCCAAAATAAGAACTTAGCACCAACTGCAATATTAGCATGACTATCTGTAGCAGTCACGAAGTTTGATACACGTACTTCTACAGCACCGACACCACAAGTTTGGTTGGTTAGTGTACCACTGAACGTTGTTGTAGGAGCCGCATCAACTACTTGCCAAGCACCACCATTAAATCTTGCTTCGATTGTTGCACCAACACCTAAGCTAGTACAAGTACCCGATACGGTAATGTTGCCTTTATTGGTTGCTTTATCACGAGCTAAAAATACGTCTGTTGCTGGAGTAACTAAAAGAATGGTAGGGTTAGAAGCTGTTACAATACCACGGTCATTACCAGAAGGACCAGTACCATCTAGCACACCACCTGTTGCAGCAGTGAATACGTCATTTGCGTAGTCAGTGAATGCTGCTGAGGTGACGCCAGTCAATGCACCAGTGCCAGATGCGCTAGTATCTCCTGATGCCATGAAACTAACCGTAGCTGCTGTGGTTGCACCAAAGAAGTCAACCACACTATTACCATAAGCTACCGCGTTTTCAATAACTGTACCCGCAACATCTTTCCGCATACCACAATAAGATGCTGTTGTACCAGCTTCAATATTACAACCAGCGATGACCACGTTACGTGCAGTAACACCGGAAAATGCCGCTTGAATACCTGCCCTGTAAGCACCCTCAACAACCGTATTTTCAACCAGCAGTGTGCTACCGGATACGGCGTTTTGACAACCATGCCTGCCGCCGCGCAACCAACAACCGCGAATTGTTACATTGGCTACGGCACTGCCGGTATTAATCAGCGATGTCGTTGGGTTAGTGCTTGTTCCACGTACTTCAATGTTTTCGATAGTTAATTTTGCTGAACCAGTACTCGGTATGTTGATACCGCCACCGGCAGAGATGATAGCGTGGGCTTTTGTGGGGTCTGTAGGATCGAACTCTAATCCTGCTGCTGCACGGATCACAAGTTCCATTGCATAGTTGCCGGTAGTGGCTAACCCTGTACTAAGACCGCCGGTTGTAGTGATAATCTCACCGATATACCTATCCCCAGCACCACCAGTTCTCGCAGCAAACCAAGTTTGATAGTTTGCGAAATCAGCACCAGAGCCAGCAGCACCAATCGTCTTAATTACATCAGCCATTATTTGTCCTCAATACTCTCCGTTGTAACCATCCTTAAATATGCGCCTACCGTAGCGATGATAACAAATACAATACCGTAATGCTCTCCAAGAACATCATAAAACAGATGTAAGTTATATTCTAAGATGCCGATAAATGCTAAGAGCATATTAAACAGCATCGTCTTACTCTTTTTGAGCTTAGTAAGAAAGCTTTTAGTGAATACTTTACCCATAAGAGGATTCCTATTTGAATAGCGATATAACGCTCTAGGAAGCGCTACAGTAGATTATCTCGTGAAGGGAATACGAATGTGTAGGGAATTAATATAATTGATTGTAGAGCGTTACAGAGCGTATTACGGAATCTCTCCGTTAGTGAGATAATAGCGAATGATTTCCCCACGTTCCATTTGCTCTACATGACGCTTAGCTCTGTTAGGAGTTTGCTTAGCCCATTTACTATTGAGCATTTCTTTAGCCGCCAAGCTAAAGTCTCCATTGCTCAGAGACATCCACATCTTTTGAAATTGAGATACACCAGTAAGACCAAGTTGATATGCCATAGAAATAAGAATAGCTTGTCTAGCTTGATTGCACTTATTCCAAGCAACACTATAACGTGACATTAATGCGTAGGATAACTCACGGATCTTTTCTCTAACGAAGATAATCTCTTTTTCTTTTGTTGTAACTTCATTTGTTAAAGGTGCATTCTTCTTGTCTGAAACCTTACGTCCAAATCCAATCGTAGCATACTGCTCTGAACAGTAATATTGACGACTTGCCCAGCCTTCTTCAATAGTGATTACGTTCTCTGCTGTCTTCGACATGGTAATTTCCACTCACTCTTATGTGTGAGAGCCAGCAGGTATAGCTGCATCATCACGATTTGTATTGTATGTATATATTGGTACAAGAAAGTTTGTGTTGGACTAGACGCTTCAAATGAAATCATCACGATGTACAACAAGCAAATTATTGCAGCCCAGTTAAAATCTTTGCGTCTAAAAGTAAGGCACACAAAAGTAAGAATTAACTCCCTAATGATGTGCCTCACATAATACCACTCACTTCCAGATAACCAGAAAAGGAAATCAGAAAAGAAACAAAGCGCTGAAACAAATACAACAAGCTTAACTTCATCATCCTTAGTTAAAAGAATAATCAAAACCATTATACACAATGTTATCAGCGACATTCAGTTCTCCTTAATTCTCTTTTTCTTCCTCTGCTGGTGGCTTCTCCGGTGGTCGTTCTTCCGAAGGCATGAAACAATATTTCTCTTTAATCATAACTCATTCCTTTTCGTGTGTCAAATTATTTAGAGTGGTTTCTTTCTTTCTGTAGAGCTGTCTGAACCGCCATCTCTTTCTGAATTTCTAAGACGGCGGTGAGGACGTGTTTTAAGTCTACTTTCAACTCCTTCTGCTCAGCTCGAATTGGTTCGATAATCTCTTGTACCATTTTCTTAGCTTCCTCAGAAGTAATAAAGTCTTTGTGGGCTTTCTCTAGTTCTTTGATTTTGTCGTCTTGTTTATTCCAGACCCAGCCACCAACAACTACTAATCCCGCCCACCCCCATTGTGCTAACTTCACCATAAATACTTCAAAACTCACCTTTAACTCCTTTAAATAATGTTTTGCCCCTATATAACCAAATCCCTTCAGGAGTGGCTTTGTAGCATTTATCTAATCGAATACCCAAACATTCAGCAATATATTCAGCACACTGATACCGCTTATCAACAGAGAGGTTGAGTCGGAAAGCTAAGCCGAATACGCCAAAGTAATCATAGCCACAACCAAGCAATGATTTAGCTGTTGTATACACTTCGTTAGCATCAGCAACAACCACTTCGATAATTTCCCACTCACCTTTATAACGCTTTTTGAATTCAGCAATAGGGGTCTTAACGACCCCCTTGAATGCTGCTGATTCATACACATAGTCGCCTGCGACTAATCCAATGTGACTCCAGCGACTATCAGTAACTGTTTTGATTGCATAACTAAATAGGTTCTTACCTTTTCCGACAATCAATCTAACAGTTTGCATATTTTATCCTTGATGATATACTTCAAACGTTTCAGGACGAAAAGCCAACTTATAGCGAACGTGCCAAAACAATTTACCGACAACATCTGCTGGAATCTCTGGTAATGTACCGCCAGTCATTTTCTTTAATGTAGGTGCTGCTTCTTTACCGAAAGCATCAAACATCCCTTTAAAATCACCTTTGTATTTTTCAACAATCAGACGTTGCGCATCTGACCACACATACACTAATTCCCAGTCTTGATAAGTTTCTGTAGCCCCACCTGCCGACTTTTGTTTGGTCATATAAATATGCCATTCATCATCCGTATCTGCGTTGATACCGACTGCACATTTATATCCACCGCTTACAAAATTAAAATCTGCGCCGTCGGGTTTGTAGCCTTTCATAAAGCACCTCTATAAATTTCTGTTTCTAATATTGGAGAGTTTAGTATTTGGTTTACACGTTCTTCTGTAAGGACTTCTATGCTTTTTAAATAGAGAAGCCCTTGTCTAAATTCGTTACGTTTCAAGTCTACATAGAAGCCGGAATCCAATATGTCGTAGAAGTCAAACACCGCAGGGTTAGTGGAGGTCAACAGACGGACAGTGGTTCTTTCTTCTGGAGTAAATCGAAGTTTCGCAGCTTGAACAGTAATCCTGTGATGTTTCTCTGGTTCAGCAGGCTCTCCGTCAGTGAATATGGCGTGAGTACCGTTATCAAATATTTTCTTCATTTTATTGGCCTGACATGGTACTGAAGTGTTACTGTATTTACTGTAGTAGTTTGTATTTGTAAGCTAAACGAAGAATTGCACATAATTTCTTCAGATACTGCAAAACCTTGGCCTGCTGCAATTGTAGCAGGGGACATCAGATATAGGGGATTTATACCACCTGACAAAAAAGTTGAATTCCAGATTTCTTCAGAGTCAATCACGCAGCGTATAGTAATATTTTCGTTAGCTGTTAATCCAGAAATAGATAATTGTTTTATAGAAAACTTACCGCTCAGAGATAATAGTGTACGAAGTCCAGTATTGGCGTTATTAATAACCACTTGCTTAGTGCCTAAGCTCCCTATCTGAGATGGAAAATTCAAGTCTGGGGCAAGACGCGGAAGACCTCCACCACCAGACGCTGCTTTTAAACTAATAGGCATTTATACCTCCCACTCCGTACCATTCCATACAAAAATAATCTCAGCTTCAATATCAAACAAAACACTAGAGTCTGTCCCCAGACTTGTCTTAATCAATACTGTACTACCGAAACGTTGAATTGTAGGAACAACACCTAATTTTTTTGTAAATGTCACCTTATCACCAACAGACAATGCTGCTGTATTCGGTAACGTAATTGTTGAAGCTGTTGTAACATGATATGTCCAACCAGCTACAGTGTTTGAGTTAGCAGATAATACTTTATATTTATCCCTAACTGATGAAGCCTTACCTTGACCAGCCATTAGAAATTACACTCCCATACAGTTCCTGTCCATGTGAATACAAAACGGGAATTTGTGTCTAATATAAAAGAGTCATAATCCGCTGCGTCAGCAGCACTATTACCAACTCTAATTTGTTCAGTAGTGATGTTATTACACTGGACTGTTACTACGTTACCAGAGGCTTTGTATACTTCTACTTTACTACCAGCAGCTAAGCCGGAAATAGAAGGTAATGTTTGTGTGGTGTTGCCAGTAACAATATTATTCTCACCAACAATCAATGCACCAGAAGTAGATAGTACTTTAGCAAGACTAAACATCTGCTGAACAGTTCTACCACCAGTTGTATCAATAGATGATGCTGGGTGAGCATTTGGTTCAGTACGGAAAGTTAAGCCTCTGTGGTCAAAAGCAGGGGCATCAGAATTGACAACAGTAGTCATTGTAACGTTGTCTAACTTGACACGAATAGTTCCTACATAAGTGAAACCATATTCTGATGTTGGTGTTTGAATTACTTGGTTATTGATTGTACCATAAGCAATTAAAGCACCAGTATTATCATATATACCAACTTCACGTAATGTTACACCACCAAACGTTCTTGGGATATAGCCACTTACAGCAATAACTGTTGGGTCTGCTGTATCCCTAATTGGATTAGAGCAATTAACCCTAATTACTTCGTTTACCAGAGATGTTCTAGTAGGGTCAACGGCAGGGAGAGACCCACTGCCGTCACCAAATGCCATACTTAAAAGAGTAACAGGTGCCATTGGAGTGGCTACTAATAGTTTACTTCTTCCAGTATTTGTTAAAATTGTAGCCATTAGTTTTACCTATTATGTGTTTGGTAGTATTTCCAACCATTTTCCCACTGAACAAACTGCTCTGCGGTTCCTTTGTGGCGGTACGGGTTGTAATGGATGCTATAGCCAAGACTTGCGCAACTAAAACCTTGTTCGTACGGCGTCATATTTAGCCTCATGTTGTGCTATTTGTAATTAAACCTAGAGTGGCAAGCGCTTGGTCTGACCAACGTCAGTCAGTAGTGTGTAATATGCGCTCAATTTATTTTATATACGCCGCTTCTTTCGTATGCCATGCTGATGCCTCTCCTGACGCTATGGTGTTGAGCCGTCAGTAATCAATCCTAATATTACCAGATAGCTCAATAACGAAGCTAGTGCAGCGTTACCACCCCTTGAAACTGTAATTGACGGCCTTATACTGGTGACAAAGTCGGGGCTTTTAGCAGCCAGCACATTTTCAAACGATGATTCTGAGCTTGTCGCATCTAAATCCAAAACTGTGTAATTCAGCTTCAGATAGTTACCGTCAAGCTCCGCCCATGTCAGGGCGCCGCCCTTAACTTCTCTGAGTGTTAGTGATACTGTCATTTGTATGTCTCGTTATTTAACGATGTACGAAAAATTCCCACGCCACACCCTGTTGCTGATGTCCAGCGCGTAAAAACGCATTCTAATCTTGTTACCAGATGTTTCTGCATACAGCATCGCCGCACTATTTTTACCACTGTCAACCTCGCACATTACACCTCCAGCATCAGACGACGCTGCGAAATCGCTATCAATAGGTATTGACACATCTACAATGCAATCTGTGTTTATCGTCGTTGGGTCAATTGTTATAACCAGTGTACCGGAGACGATATCACCTGAGCGGCTCACTGCGCCTGTCCCAGCAGTGACAGTCGTTACATTAGATACGGCAGTGACAGTCGGTGTAAATGTCTGCTGCATAGAATCCGATGCTTGTACTAATTTAGTGCCGACAAGCGCTGCATTATCAAACCGCTGGTTAACGTTGCTCCACATGATATTAGTCATTTTAGACGCAACATTGTATGCCGATGCACCAGATGTACCAAAATACACACCGGTGCCAATCGTGTTAAAACTGACATTATTTAGTTGACTGTACATTGAATCAACCATATACAGGCCATAATCCGCAGCGCTTATGCTGCTGCCAAAAAGGATTACATTAGATAGCTTTAACCAGTCCGAATTTTTTGCGTAAATCAAGTAATCGTCAGCAGAACCCGCGCTATTACCGTATGACCTGCAATTTTCCAATGAAGGGTATCCAACGCCATCAAAGAAATAGCCATACCACGAGATACCAACGTCTGCGCCACCGGTTTTAGATGACCGGATATCTGTCATATTGACCCACCCGCCGTCCTCAAATATTAATCCAGCGCGCTGCGTCTGTATTTGCATTGAGTTTATATATACTTCGGTTGCTGCGTACCCCGAATAAGGCCGCTTCGCTTCAATGCCGATCCAGCAAGTATTTAGATGGCACGTTTCAATATTCACTTGGTTGCAGCGCTGCTTGTATCGGACGCCTGTACCGTAATAGTACACAAACACGTGGTCTATCAATGAGCTGACTATAGCGCCATTTGCAGTGGCGCCATCCACACCTATTAGTGTGCCCTCTAAGTGTATTGCAGCCGTTGTACAATCTGGATGAATGTCGGTGTTCAACATAGAATTCTTGTTGAAATTACCCATAAAATACAAGTCCCTGAACGACGGCTCTCTTGCATCACCAAGATTTATACCTTTATTCCAGCACTCCAGATAGCGCCCGAAAGACGGAAGATCTGGGTCTTGTGGCGTAATTCCACGGAACGACATGCGCTCAAAGTAATAACGTGGGCTGTGAACTGAATAAATGCTGCGCGTTGGATACGTCGGAGCCATACCGCGCGGCGTTCTGATCGCGCTGTTACCATTACCTGATGCTGCGACGAGTGTAAAATCTGACATCACGCCGGAGGCATCGGGGACTCCCTCACAGATCACGTTGATGCCGTTTTTTCCGGTGTAACCAGTCAAACCCGTGAACAGTAGTTTTGTGATTTCCTGCCCTACGCCAGTCACTTTGTACGGGTGATACAGCGTCAATTCATCAGAGATTGCGTAAGTAGCTCTCGCTAGTTCAATCGGTTTGCGCTGTGAAAATGTTTTCTGCATCGCCAGCCAGTCGTCAACTGAGCCACTACCAACCGCACCAAACATCTCAGGAGTAACAAAGCCATCAAGCAACCGAATCCAGCAGCCAGAACCTGAACCAGTCCAGTTTAGCAAAGTAGCTAAACTTGCTTGTGTGCCATCCCATGCCAAAATTGCTTCAGGGGATATGACAGTGCCGCCATTGTGCAGGGATTTTGATTTAGTTGGATCATAGATGAACTGACCGCCGCCAACCACAGAGCCGACATAAAACCCAGCTACAGAATAAACCGTATCCGTTTGTGCATTTGCTGCCGTAGGCAGTGCTTTCAAATGCGATACGTGTGTATCAATTAATTGGTTAACTGATGCCGCTAGTGCTGGTCCCGTAGTATTTAATGGATCACCAACCACCCCAGCGTATAATTTTGTAATACTCATTTCTTTCCTCTGTTATGGTTGGTACAATATGGTATCTTCTGATAATTGTCCGGTTGAGACTAAATACCCACCGACCATTAAATCTATATAAACAGGATTGCTCTCAAACATTACTTGTTGTGTATAAGCAGCACCAGTGTAAGATTGTGCGGTATCAATTTCCATTGTGTTACCAAACACTAAATCTACAGCAGCAGGTATTGTCTTACGGATAGTTGTTGCCTTGGAAACATACTCTGCTCCAAGAATCTCTAACACAACAGCAGCAGGGTATTGCTCAGAATATTTAATTGTTGTTGCGCCAGTGATTTGTTTAGCCGCAGCAATAACTTCTTCTGGTGTGCCAGAAGAATTGTTTATAAATATTTTAGTGAGAATAGCACTTCTATATTGTTCATCAGTTCTACTTTGACGAGCTTCTTGTACTTCCTTCCCAATAACATCTAAGGCGTAGCCATACGCTGTGTCGATACCGAGAGATTCAAGTAAAGTAAAGTATTCATTCTCTACGTTTTGTATTTGCGTATGGAATACTTCAACTACTTTCTGAATGTTAGGGCTATTTCTAAATTGATAGAGGAGCAAAGCTTTCGCTTGCTCCACATGATTTGTTATCTTAACTGGGTACATGATATTACCCCGCAGTTACTGTGATACGGCTAATATCAAATACAGCTTCGTCCTTTCTACCAATAGTAGTAATGCCACTAGACAACACAGGCGTATCTGTAGGAGTTAATGTCTTACCAGCAGTGACAGCGAGGTTGCTGATACCACTCACTTTAGAATAGATAGCACCCATAATACGTTGAGGGATTACATCTTCATTCAATCCTAATGAGTCACCGTAAACTTTCACAGCGTTAGCAATTTGTACAGCACCATCTGACGGGAATAATTCTTCACTGTATAGTTGATATTCCACACGAACATGGATATACTGATCGACAGGGCGAGAGTAGAAGATTGTCTGTGTTTGGTTTTGAGAATCAACAATATTTGTTGAGGTATTACCAAACGCTTGAATACCTGCCGGTTTAGTATTCCATACTGTATTAGCTACAGCTAAGTCACTACCACCCTTAACAGTACATTCAATACTCTTAGCAGGTAGACCATTTAAGTTTGTTGTGTTCGTCCAGTTTTCTTCTACTATAGCACTTACTACACCTTCCGTAGATGACAGTGCTGCGAAGATAGCATTTACTGTAGCTTTACCTTGACCACCTACACTACCGTAGAAACGACTACGTAGTTCTGCATCGGTTTCTTCCGCCCTACCTGTCACCCACTTCTGATTGTTTGTTACAACAATAGATGGTAATGTAGTGACTAAGTATTTCAGCGTATTCGCTTCGTAGTCTTCTGTATTAGCAATCAACGCTTCTGAAGCAACAGAGTTTGTTACATTGAAGATGGTTAAGTTTGTTGATACAGAAACAGAGAAATCTGTTTGACTTGTTAACTGAAGTCTGTTAGCATTATTACTTACTGAGATTGTAGTCAGAGATGACAATGCTGTTTGGAATAGAGAAATGATTTCAGCTTCTGTTGCTGTAGCATCTGAGATGACAGAATAAACTACGCCATTTACGGATAAAGAATATGTGAAGCTATTAGCTACTGTGATATTAATATTCACGGCTTTAACGGCAGCACTATTTAATGTCAGTTGAGCTAATGTCTGGACAACATTACCGGCTAAGTCTTTTACTTGTGTACCTGAGTTAATATTAGCACCTAATGTACCAGTGAACTCTAATGTACCATAAGCTTTCACAGCTTGTAAGCGAGTCATTCTTGCTCTACGAACAATACGTTCTAATGCAACACCTGTAGCTGTATCAGGATCACCAGCACTCCATTGTGCCGCTGCTAATTCATAAAGCTCTGATACTTTCAAGCACCAGATTCTATTTAAAATACCAATGAGTGAATCATCACTCATATCAAAATTAGGATTACCTGTTGCTGTAATGAAATCACTTTGCACTTCTGCAATAATGTCTTGATAACGCTTCAGGTCATACCCAGTTGTTGTAATTGACAATCTCTTATCCTCACAGTAATTCTATTGGCTGGATATTGAATTGGAATGTAACACCCTCATCTGTGGTTGCTACAAAAGAAGCTGTATATACACCAGTGCTATCCAGAATAGATTCATAAGCATCAAGTGTCAGGACACCAACAGTGTCTGTGATTTCATCAATGAATATTGTATCAACTACTTCTTTCTGCGTCTTACCCAGAACAGTTCCAAAGTAATCAATACCAAGTGTTGTATCTTTGAAGTATTCACCACGATAGCGCAATAGACGGATCTTAATCTTCTGAGCTATGGACATGGAGTTGTCAGTCGTCAATACAAAGTCATTCCAGTCTATATCGTGTGCCGATGTTAATTTAATGTCTGCCATTATAGACCCTTAGATGATGGGCCATTGCCCTGCTGAGCTACCAGAAGCAACGTTTGCTTTGGCATTATCTTTGATGTGATTAACAATAGCGGAGGCTAAGGCGTCAATAACAGAATCGTTTGTGATTTCCCCATTATCAACATCAATAGCATTTACTGCGGATTTGATTGCAGCAGCAAGAGATGAAGCACTCATTGCCATTCTAAGTCTCCTAATATATTAAAGCCATTGGCTTATTTTGTCAACAGCTATTTTTTAAATGTGTCTAGCTTGGTCTTCAGTTGCATTATCTGTGCTTTACTGTTTAAAGGTGTTGGGCCGTATATTGTCGATACTGTGGTATTACCTATTGTGTCAACAATGTCACTAAGTAAAGCAATCAGTTCTTCTTGGTCATTATATACGGAGTATTTAGACTTACTGTGTATCTCTACATTACCGTCTTCTTTCAACACAAGTTTGTTGTCTTTAAATTTAAGAACAACATCTTTTGGGTCTGGCTGTAAATGACTATTCTTTGTATACAATCCTACAATGGCAACAGCATCGCTCATATCGTGCATACGTTGTGTTGGTTCTGTTACGGAACTACCATCACCCTCTAACCATTCTTCAATGTTA